AGACTCTTTTTCAGTTACATGATCCAAGCGAAGAACTGGAAGTATCTAAATGGAGTTCTGATAATCAAGAACTATATGACAAATATACGAAGGAATTTAGAGATTTTGCTAATGAAACTTATGGCAGCTTAAATCAAGATGATTATCAAGAAAGAATTAAAAGAATAGTAGAAAGAGAAAAAGCACTACATAAAGAACTTGATGATAAGATAGAAGCAGCCAAACAAGGAAGAGATCCTTTTAAAGTACAACCTATCACTAAATCAATATCTGAAGAATTTAAAGATGATAAACAAGAAATAGACGAACAAGAAGTAGACGATAATGAAATTTCAGTACAAGAATATGCCTCTCTTGATAAAGAAGAACAAGAAGATTATCGTTCTGTAAGTAATAGCAGAGGAAGAATAACACATTATAAATTTGATCCTGTTCTAGTAACACCTAGAGAATATGTCGATGGACTAGGTGGATTAAAAGGAAGAGGCGATGATCAATTTAATGCAAATTTAAAAACAGAAGTTACAACAACAACTATTTATGATGCAGCTATATTTGCTAAACAGCTTGAAGCGTTAGAACATTTAGCAAAAGAAGAAAGAAATGAAAGTCTAAATTGGGATCAAACAGTTAGAAATTTAAAAGACAATAGAATATGGGGATTAAGAAATGTCAGAAAAGAAATTGACTTTGAATCAATTGATAGAATTTTAAAAGTTACAGGTTTAACTCCTAAAGAATTTTTTCTTGCTCAAGCTAAAATTCATGGGGCTGATGAAACTATGATTGCTAGAACGACTGAGCTTCTTGATAAGTTATTCCTCCCACCAAGTACAGATCTTAATGAAGATAAGCTAAAAAAAAACAATAAAGTAGGTTCTTCAATATCAAATCAAGAAACATTAATTGCATCGACAGATTTAAGTTGGATGCCAGCTCCAAGAGTTAATCCAAAACAAAATCTAGAAAAACAAATGCTAAATGTAATTCATAAAGGTGAATCTACAATCGATATTAAAGGAGAAGGTTATGAAGCTTTTAACCAAGGAGGAGCAGATGAAGGTAAAACAGTTCTTGGATTTAGTGGAACCTATGGAGATCATCCAGCTAACAAAGGAAAGAAACTAACTGAAATGACTATTCAAGAAATATTAGATATACAAGATAGTGGTTACAATACTGACTTATATCCTTTTACAAAAGAAGGAACTAAAAAATGGCATGATTCAGGTGGTATCCATGCAGCAGGAAGATATCAACTTTTAAGAGGAGCAATAAGAGATGCAATGCGTTTTACTGGAATTAAACCTACAGAGAAATTTACTCCTGAAATACAAGACAGATTAGGTCTTGCTTATCTACTTCAGTTTGGGCCATCAAAATGGACAAGTATGGAGAAGAAAGAGAATATTAAATTACGAAAAGAATTAGATAAACTTCTTGATAAATACAAGAAGACTGACTGGACAAAATCTAGTACTATAAGGATACAGCCTGATATTGCATAGTTACGAATGCCCTACATAACAGTTATTGATCCTGAGACAGGTGAAAAGAAAATAGAATGGAGAGAACAACCATCTTCATCTCTACCAGAAGAAAAGCAAGAGTCTACCGAAGAAAACCGAGGTATAGGAGAGACTATTACAGCTGTTGCAAATAAATTTTATAAACACCAACCTGCACATCGTATGGCAATCAATGCAGGAATTGGTGCAGTTCAAGAAGCTAGTGACACGATTAGAGATATTGGTGGTGCTTTTGGAATAGGTGAAGGAACAACAAGAGAAGAACCTGATAAACCTATAATTGGTTTAGGTGGTTGGAAACCAGAACGATTAGAAAGTACTGGTGTCGTAGAAGATATTGGAACAGGTATCCTTCAGTTTGGTCTTGAATGGGTTCTTCTTGCTAAAGCTTTAAAAGGAGTGAACTGGGCATTAAAAGGAAGTAAAACTATTGCTAATATCGGAACTAAAGCAAGAAATTTAAAAGCTGGAGCTATTACATTAGCTAGTAAATCACCTATAGCTCCAAAGACAGCGCAGACTGTTACTAAATATGGAACAAAAATCTTAACAGAAACTAGCCCTAGAGCAGCTGTTATTGATTTTGTTGGATTTGATCAGTATGAAGGTCGTCTTTATGATTTAGTAGCTGAAGCAGATAAATGGGATGTTATTGAAAAAATCCCTCTTTTAAATATTTTAGAAACTAATCCTGAAGATGAAGGTTTAACAGGTCGTGCTAAAAATGCACTTGAAGGATTCTTTATTGATATAGGTATAGGTAGTGTTCTTAGTGCTCGTTCTTTATTAAAAATAAGAAAGGCAAAAAACCTTGCAAAACGACTTGCAGAAACACCAAAAGGATCAGCAGAATATAAAGAACTACTTCCTAAAGTTATTCAACAAGAAGAAATTTTAGAAAATATACCAGAAATAAAAAAGAGACTTAGTGAACAAGAAATACAAGCAAGAATAGATAGAAGAACTTTTGATAAAGCAAGAGCTGATCTATCACCAGCTGAAAGAGATAGAGTATGGAAACAAATACAAGAAACAAACAAAAATTTAATTGTTGATAAACAAGGAGTTAAAACTATTAGTGGTGATCTTGAGTCAGTTAGACAACAGATTCAAGAGTTAGGCCCAGAACCAACCAAGCCAAAATCTTTTTATCAAATGGTTGATGGTAAAAAGAAAATGACAACTGAAGGTAAAGCTTGGACTAAATGGAATAAGACTAATAAACCACTACAAGAACGATTAAAAGAATTAGCAAAGAGTCAAAGTGAAATAGATAATGTTCAGATTACTAATCGAGAGAGATCTATTGCTGAAGGAATTAAAAGAGGTGATATTCCTTTTGATGATGAAGTAAGACAATTAATTCAGGATGGTGATAGTTATGATCAAATTATTGAAAAGGTAACTTCAAGAAAACCAAAACCTTTTACAGCAATAGATGAAGATCCTAGAGGGCTATCTAAAACTAGAGGGCCAGAAAAAATAAAGGAAAGAATAATGAAAAAATTTCCTTCAGATGGTATTGATATTGAAGAAGCTGAAGGTATCGAAGAGTTTATAAATATTATTGGCGAGCGTATGTTTGATGATGTAGGTATCAGTATTAAAGGAGCACTAGATCCAAGAAAAGATGGTGAATTTAATTTCTTAACTAATTTAGTTTCAATTAGGAAAAAAATTATAGAAGAAGGAAAACTTGAAAGAACTGTAGTACATGAACTATGGCATAGTTTATCAAGATATTTACCCAAAGCAGATTTAGCTAGATATAAAAAAGAATTTTTAAGAGAACAAAAAAAATATTTAGAAAGATGGGAAAAGGCAAAAAAAGCTTGGATTGAAAAAACAACTCCAGAAGATCTACAAATGAGACTTCAATTCGACTCATTGGGATCACCTTTTAAAGGAGTAAAAAAAATAACAGAAAAAAACTTTGCATCTGAAGCTGCTAAATATTTTGACAAAAATAAATTTAAAGGTGAATCTGATTATAGATATACAAACATAGATGAATATTTTGCAGAAAATATGACAGATGCTTTCTTTAGCAAATTAGATGAAGGTTTAAATCTTGACTATAAAGGTATTACAAAGGGCAATCAGTTTATTCAGACAGATAGTTTCAAAAGTTTAATATATAAAATTGGTATTTATTTTAGAGATTTAATTGCAAATATTCATGCTCGTCTTGGTGGCCCTCAAACTAAAAAAATCTTTAATGATTTCTTACAACAAAGAAATACTGTTTTAGAGAGAGATCATCCACTTGGATGGAGTGATGACGCTATTTCTTCATTTGAAATGACTAAAGAAGGTGTGGAAAGAGAAATGGCTGTTAAAACCAGGACAGGAGAAATTATTCGTGATAGTCAATTAAAACCTGAAGATTTTGTCGTAGAGAAAAAAGGTGATGTAGATGATCCTAGAGGTTTTTATGATGAAGAAGTAGAAGGTCTAAGTCAAGATGTCCTTCGTAATGTCAAAGATGTAGTTGAAGGGAAAAAACCATTATTAGAATCTGCTGGTTTATGGGATATAGAACAAGATGTAACAAGACTAAGATCACCTAAAAAAGGTACTCCTTATTATTCTGCTGCTAGTGAAGAAGGTTCAGATTTTGAAATAATTTTAAATGCAATCAGTAAAAGATGGGATCGAATAGAACTTACAGGAATGGAATCTTTAAGTGGTAGAAAAATTGCACAAGAACTTGAATCAGTATTCCGCAAAGATGGTTTAAATCTTCAAGAAATTTTGCAAGATGAAAGTCTTATAGGTGCTACAGAACTATTCCAAAGAAACAGAGAAAATGTAACTAATCTAATAAAGTTAAAATTTGCTCTTAATTTCTCAGCAGAACAAGCTTCTAAATGGGCAACACAATCTATTAATGCAGTTAACAACCCTCGTATTAACCAGACTGAAGCACTTATAAAAATGCACAGATACCTTAACTCAGCTTTGCAATTTGCAAATGTTTATGAGGTATGGACAAGAAGTGCTGGTCAATTACTTCAGACAGCACAAACACAAATTAATGCTCAAGGTTTAACTGAAACATTAAAAAGACAAAGTTTAAGTTTTGATAAAGCTTCTGCTATTGCTGAGGCTTCCAAAGTTCCCGCAGATGTTTTCTATACAAATCTACCTCCTGATTACATAAGAGCTTTAGATACAGGAGAATGGACACCTAGAGCTGAATCCTTTAGACATCAAATAGAAACTCTTGTTTTAGATACAGATACAGAACATGGATTAAAAACTATTCAAGACTTTCTCGGCAAGCCAGACTCAAAAGAAGGAATAAAAAAATCTAAAAATATAGATGGTTATGAAAAGAAAACTAAAGCTTTAGCTGTTTATTACGTTAATAACTTATTAAGTGCTGCAAAAACATGGGCAGTACAAACTTCTGGATTAGCTAGAACAATTGCTGAACCTGCTTTTATGGCAGTTACTAATGGGAATCACAGAATAGCAACAATGCAATATGAATATATGGTTAGAACTTTTTATGGGTCATTAAAACTAGGACAAAAGGCATGGCTTACTGGGCAATCTTTATATGATCCTAAAATAAGAACAGGTGCATTAGCAGCAGATATTGCAGGGCAAGCAGACATGAATAGTACTTATGCACGAAATCGAGCTTATCAATTACAAGATCCTCATCCTTCTTACGATCTAAATAAAACTCCTTTTGTTAATGAATTAAAAAATAATCCTGCTCATCATACAGCTAATATTTTATGGAAATTAGGTACTTGGAATATTAGAGGGCAGTTAGCTATGGATACTTTTACAAAAAGTTTAGCTGGTAATTCTCTTGCTTATGTTGTCGGATTAGAAGAAGGTTTAACTCAAGGTGCTGCAAAAGGACTTAAAGGAAAAGATTTAAAAACTTTTGCTGAACAATGGGCTGATGCAAAGGTTGAATTTTATACTTTCGATGCTGTTATCAATGGAGAAACAATTGCTAACGCAATTATGAAAGATGAATCAGCAATACAAATTGGAAGAATCCTTACATTTACTGATGAAGTAAGAGCAAAAATGCCACATAGAACAAAAAGATATGGTATGGAATTAGCTAAACAAAGAGGATTAACTGACCCTGGAGAGATAGAACAATTTGCAACTGCATATAGAAATGGAGATCTAGAAGGTGCTCAAAAGTTATGGAATAGATTTATGCGATCAGCTGATGGAATAGTGCAACAAGCTGATAACTTACAACGACTTCCAGGTGTAGGAGAAATAACTCCAACACTTACTTCAACTTGGTCACAAATACCTCAAGCCTGGGGGGGATTGCAATCAAAAAGACATGGTTTCATTGCAAGTTTCATTCAACCATTTAATAGATCACCAGGAGATATTACAAAGCAATGGATCAGAATGATTCCAGGTTTAAATATGACAGTCGATACTTTTTATAGAGATCTCTTTAACGAAAACGCTTATTTAAGAAATAGATGGAAAGCAGAAGTTGCAATAGGTACAACAACAGGAGGTTTGTTTGCAGCGACTGTTTTAAATAATGATGAATTTCCTATTGAATTTACAGGATATGGGCCAAACAATCCTCAGATGAGAAAAGAATGGACTGATGCAGAAAGACCTGCTTTATCTTGGAGAACAAGAGGAAGAGATAAAGATGGTAATCCTGTATATGGGCGATGGCATTCTTATAGAGGTTTTGAACCAGCTGCCACATTTATTGCAGGATTAGCAGACTATAAAATGTTGTATGCAGATATGTCCGAAGAAGATAGATTAAATCTAGTTAATGGATTTTCTGTATCTATAGCAGCACAGGTAATGTTAGGTAGATTTAATTCTACTTATTACAAAGGTATTGTTGAATTTTTAGATGCTGTCGCTGATGTAATGCCTATCACAAATGGTGGGTTTATGAAAAGAGAATTAGAGGCTTCAGAAAGAAATAAATTATCAAGATATATGCAACGACTATTAACTAATTTTATTCCAGAATCAGGACGAATGAGAGAAGTAAGTAGAGCAATGGATAGATATAAACGTACAGTCGATTCTTCTGTTAAACCAATTCAATCTTTTAATGAAGCAGATGAAGGATTAGTAAAGATGAGAGATGCTAGAGGAGTTGTTATCTATCTTAAAAAAGAAGATGCCGAGTTCCAAGATGGAAATCAATTTATGACATGGATAGCTAATTACTGGAGACAACAAATAGATGAAGTTAAAAATACAATTCCAGGTTTTTCAGAAGAACTACCTGAAAGAATAAATTGGGTAACTGGTCTACCAATTAGAAATGCTGGATTCTTAGGAAGTGATCAACTTCCTTATGATGATGCACCTTGGTTATCAAGATTAACAGGAGCTTATTTTGGAACTTTAGCTGGTACTCCTAGTGAGTTTGGAATCGGAGCAAAAGGACATGTGTTTGATCCTAGAACACCTAAACAAAAAAAAGCTGGAACAATAACTAAAAACTATATGGCTGCTTTAGTTAATGATGAAATGATTAAAATTTCTAGAGCTGGTGGTACTTTCCCACCACCAAGACCAACTGATTTTGGTAAAGGAATTAGATTAAGTGCGCCAGCTTTTAGAAAATATAAAGAGTATATTTATACAGTTGAGATAGGAGGAAAAACATTACTAGAAAGTATATATACTAGAATGACAACTCCTGGTTATAAAAGGCTTAAATATATTATTCATCCATTAGATAGCCAAGATGGTAGAGAAGGCTTTCAAAAAGCTGATTATATTGAAGAAATAATAAACGACTTTAAAAAGAAAGCAAAAGAATATTTTAGAAATGATTTCAATAATGAATACAGAATGGAAGTAATTCTAGAAGAAAGAAGAATTAAAGCAGGTGAAGAACTTCAAGAAAGAGAGAGAAGAGGAGGAAAACTTGACCCCATTTACGAAGAAGGAGGTAATATAGATTTAAATGCTAAACAATTTGCGGACAAACTCAACCAGTAGTTAAACCATGCCTTACGCTTTTGATACCTATTCAGGGACTGGATCTCAAACAGATTTCAACATCTCTTTCCCTTACATTAATGAAGACCATGTAAAAGTCTACGTTAATTACAGCCTTACTTCTTTTACGTTTGAGCCAAACAAGTCTACTGCTCGTTTAGCTAGTGCTCCTGCTAGTGGTGCAGTTGTAGAAGTTAGAAGGATTACACCTCTTAGTAACGTCCTTGTCGATTATGCAGATGGATCAACTCTTACAGCTGGTGATTTAGATACTAATAATCTTCAACACTTATATATAGAACAAGAATTAGATGATATTCAAAACAAAGCTATAGCTCTATCTCCTACTACTGGTTTACCTACAGCTGGAAATAGAAGAGTAACTGAAGTAGCAGATCCAACAGCAGCACAAGACGCAGTAACAAAAGCATATCTTGAAAGAACAGGAAGTATTACTTCGACTCAATTAGCAGATGGAACAATTGTTAATGCTGATATTGCAAACACAACTATTGAAGGTGGGAAGTTAGTAAACAATACTATTACAGCAACTCAAATAGCAGCAAACGCAGTCACAGCAAGCGAATTAGCAAACAATGCTGTTGATACAGATGCGATAACAGACCTAAATGTTACAAGAGGAAAGATTGCTAATGATGCAATAGATGGAACAAAGATTGCTGATGATGCGGTTGACTCTGAACATATCGCTGCTGATTCCCTTGATACTGAACACTATGCCCCAGGATCAGT